ATTGCCGAGCTGTATTTAAGGCAGCGGCTACCGCTTGTTTCTGGGGCCACCCAGAATGCCTCATTTCTCTGATGTTTTGAGAAATTACAGCGTCGCTTTTACCGGATTTTAGCGGCATGGTAGGCTCATGTATTATAGTAAGGGACCTTAACCGCCGTCCCGTTCGGTAGTGTTATGTCTATAAAACCTGCTGGATTTGCCGGAAGAGTAGCCGCACCAGCAGTCGCACTTGTTGCCGTAGAAGTGATATACGGAAACACACTTTGCATCGTAGTATTAAGTGTCTGAGCAGTTGTATTAAGAGTATTGACTGCAATAACGATATTTTGAGTTGCGGTGGTAATTGCGTCATTTGACATTCTTATCTCCTTCCGGATACGGCATATCTATATCTCATGGAGCCAAGACGCCAAAAACTATTTAAATCGTTACTTGCTACCTCTATCTGGACGTATCTTCCTCTAAACCTTGGTTCAATATATGGCGTAGCCGCAGTTATTGTGAAAGGGCCATATTGAATTGGGGTATCACCAGGATAGTCAGTAACGAAGAATGTCATTTCTAATGAGGCATTCGAAGCTTGGGAATATTGCCCCCATTTCATATCCGGGAGCAGCCAATCCACAAATACCAAGTCATTACCATTTGACAGTGTAAAGAAACCAGTCTTGAAATAAGACGGCATCGGAACTGTCGCTAAATTATATGATGTCTCGTGCTGGTATACGTTTGCCGTCCATTGATGAACGGCAGTCGCATCATAATAATTCTGCGTGGCTAATGGACCGCCCAATACTGACTGATCAATCCAAGAGCTTCTTGATAAGTATCCGTAATCCCATTCATTATACAGGACATTAAAACATACATATGCGTCGTTTTCACCATTCGTGCTATTTACAGTTGGGAAAAACCAATTAACTTCATTAAACATTGAATTTGCTGCGGCACGTATATTGTCCACATAATTCAAGTTTAAATTTTGAAACACAAAGTCCCAAACTGTGCACGGTATCGACTGAGCGGCGCTTGTTCCACTTAAAACGAAAAATTGTCTTTGGCTCATCCAATACATATTTGAATGAAGCATGCATACGGCTTTTTGGCCAATCAGACCGCAGCCCGAACCAACTTTATTAAACCCATATACATAAGGAGGCCCAGTATACTGAGAAACGTAAACGTCAATATCAGTAAACCAATATTGCTGTGTTGGCCCTTGAATTCCTCTAACGATCAATGAGCCAGTCGGAATGTGATAACCGCCCGCCTGGTTTGTAATTGTCGTCGTCCAAGAATTATAATTACCTACATCACACCACCGGATCTGTAACGGATCTTGTATGCCGGTGTAGGTCGTCCCCCATGCCATTATTTGCCTTTGGGGCATGGCTAGGAACATACCTGAATTCACAATAGGGGCTTGTGAGATCATCGCAGCATTGCCGTATCCTTGTGACGGGGCCCAAGTAAATATCGGACCATTTCTAGGACACGCTAATAAGACCTCTCCCCAGTTATCTAATGTCCAGTCGGTAGCTGTTATCTGTGCTCCACGATTACTAACAACTGGGACAATACCAGTTCCATAACCACCGCTAGTATGATTTGCAGATACTGTTCCGCCAGCTCCGTAAGTTGGTGCCGCGCCTAACTGAAAAGAAATCGAATTAAAAGTTGAACTGGTTAATTGAAAACTTCCATTGTAAGGAGCGCCCACTCCAGAAACAGATACCGTCTCTTGTGGCTGGAAGTTATGAGATCCAGACAACACAAGTGTTGCGTAACCACTGGACGAAGATGCGCTTACTACACTCGCTGTCTCTGTGTAACTGGTATAAAACCCCTTGCCGTATCCCAATCCTTGCTGCTGCGGGCCTATTGTAACATAATACGTTAGGTTTAATTGACCGTAATTTAAAGACTGCGATGTAGCCTGGGTTGCAGAATTCTGAGCGATAAATGTGAACCCATTATTATCTGCATTTGATACTGTATAATCACCAAGAATTGTTATGCCGCCAATTTCTGTTGGGACTGTAAATGATACCACATCCCCGGTGGCATAATAATAAGGTATAGATGCAGTTGCTATTAATGGATTAACATTAGGTATATTGCAACGGACAGTAGCGCTTCCGTTTGTTGTCGTAAATACTGGGAAATAATATGTAGTAGTTGTGGCCTGGGCAGGAATTCCAGTGTCTATATTATAAGTCCCATCGGAATTAACTGCAACTATGTCGTATCCACCAAATACTAAAATATTTCCAACTTCAATTTGCGTATTGAATATAACAGTGTCGTATATTGTGGTTCCATATTCAATATTGTCATTAACATTTACAATAGTGCTGTTTAATGTGGAGGAAAGAAAAGGCTTCCCAGAAACAATCGGAACATTATGCTGGATAATTTGAGGCGTAATATCTGTTGGATTATTATTTTGAGTTACATAAAGGCGTTCGGTTGTCCCTAATGCAAATCTTTTGTCGGTCGACAGACCCTGCCAAGCGTGGAGCGCTCTTCCTTTTCCAATATAACTTATATTAACAAAGTTGGTATATCCGCCTCGTTTTTCAGGGATATTGTCTCGCCATCGAATAAAATTACTTTCGGAAATACCAGCAGCATTGTCCGATCTTGTTTCTTCAATATCTACGCCGGGGATGATGCGCAGGCTTTCAAAAGGCATCTATCAGCGCTCCGGCGGGTTAGCGACGTTAGAATACGAAGTCCATCCAGGTCCGCTAAATTTTTTCCTTACCTCCTCGCCATTCGCAGAAGCAAATAGACGCTCGTATTGGCTTTCCCAGGACTGAGACTGTTGTGGGTTGTCTGCCTGAGAACCGAAATCTCTTTGATACCCAGATGCGTATACCATACTCGCCGCAACAAATAGATCGGGCAGGTAAGTAGTCAAAAATGTTGTTGTGTTAGTAGATGATAGAGGAGTTGGTCTAATAGTTCCGACTACTTCTAAGCGATATGAGCCATTAGGCCACGGACCTAATATTATTGTCCATTGATCAATCATTGCAAAATATGAAGGCTGACCGGCTCCAATATTTCCACTGCCGTATGTAGCCTCTAAAAAGTCTCTAGACACTGGCTGAAGTGCTGAACGACTACCTGTGGCGGCAGTAGCTCCGGCTGGATAAAATAAATTAATACCCTGAACCGTAACAAACTTCCCCTGAGAAGTTGATGGTAGGGTAAATTCCCTTACTCCAGATGTCGTCCCGTAATCCGAGTTTCTTACTACTGTTTGTAAAAGGTCTAATTCTCTGTAAATACGCTGTTCTGCGTAATCTATACACCCAGGCAACATAGTTTGAAATTGCGTAGTATCGGGTGTAACGGTCATAATATTGGCTATTTGAGCAACGTAAGTTGTATAAGTTAAACTCATGACCTATCAGCCTTTTTGTCTAACTTCTCAAATATGCGATTAAGCATCTCTTTAATTTCTTTCATGCTTTCCGCGAATTCATCTTTTCTAATATAATTACTTGGCAAATCTACTTCTAACTGGTGTATTTCAGCTTGAAGCTTATGGACTGCATCCCAAAGGGCGCGAGCCAGCCACCCAATTACGGATAGGACTAACCCACCCGCAATGTTAATCATTGTTTGCGTGTCCATGATATGCTCTATTAAGTGGGAAGATCCGGGGATTATTCTCCTCGGATCATATATTTCTACAGAAAATCAGTCATTTTGCCAAGTCTGACGGACCAATTTCTTTTTCTAGGAACTCTAAGTTGGCTTTTAATCTTAGGTCTGACGGGGTAATCTCGTAAGCTATTTTTGCTTGTTCTAGGGAGATATCCCTTAATCCCAATCTCCAAGCCGAGACTGAGGCAAGATCATGCGCCCAATGGCCCCAAACAGCCGGATCGCAAGTGTATACTAAATCCCTGTTTTTAATCTCTAATGCCCGTATTGAATAGGCGTAACACTCTGCCCACCTGGTTTGCCGATACATTAGCATAGCAAGCTCACACCAAGGCTCTCTGGTATTTGGGGCCTCTCCAGCTGCTTTCATGTAGTGCATTTCAGCTTGGCGAAGATCGCCCATTTCATCGTAGCACTTGCCCATTACCCGATAGGCATAACACCTTTCATTGTGCCAATTTGCCCCAGGTAAATCTAAATAACGTTTACATTCATGAATTGATTTTTCCCAGTTTCTGTAAAACATCAATTCGCGGGCATAGTAAAATGCGTTCCTTGGGCAGAACGGATCCTCTTCCACCGACAATTTTAATAAATCTAAATACTGGCCACGGCTTTTAGTCGGATCCGGATGATGGCTAACAAGCAACATGTCAGTGTGGGCATATATTTCGTTAGTCCGGCCATCGGGTCGTGGGTATTCATGACAAGGATGATGCCAGTGATAACCATGCCGATGATGTATTTTCTCATACTGGAATTTTATTCCGCAGCCCCAATCAAACATATATCGCAGTCGAGTGGTAATCCCCGGCCGCCATACACGTTCAATTTCCTCTCTCCAGCCAGGTTCCATTACCTCGTCTAAGTCAAGGCTAATGCAAATATCAATATCCCTAGGAATAAGAGCCAAGGCAGCATTTCTAGCATGATCAAATCGCCAAGGAGATATAAAAATATCATAAACAGTCGCGCCGTGTATCCTTGCCTTAATAACTGTTGCGTCTGTTGAACCAGTATCCGCAATCATAACTAAGTCGGCTTCTATAGCACTCTCAACAAATCTTTGAACAAACTCAGCTTCATTTTTGCTAATTGCGTAAATGCAAATCTTTGGTTTCAAACTTTGGTTTGACCAAGCAAATACACCAATCTCATTTTCTACGTGAGAGAAATCTGGTTTTCCAAATACAAAATGAACTCTTTCAGGTGTCCAATTATTGGTTATATGTTCCTCGTATGGATTTCCGTCATAGGCATCTTGAGGGTAATTACCTATAGGAATACTAACAATAACCGTATCCGCTACTTTGCTTATTTTGTTAAATAGATCCTTTGCCTTGATCTCTTCCATATGCTCAAGAACATCGCCTAATACTGCGATGTCAAATGATCCCAAAGTCTCGTAATCTACATTATTAGCATCTTCAATATGTAAATTTTCGTATAATTTATTGAGTTCAAATCTTTCTACATAAGGATCCCAGATTTCAATTCCGGTAAACTCACTATTAGGGAACATTTTTGCATATGTTCCACTTCCACACCCTATATCTAAAATCTTTTTATTTTTTACTTTGCCAAAAATATAGCGGACAAAGCTCTTGCCGCTTTCTGAACTATAAGGCATTAAAAACTCCATGGCGGGAGCCTTCGGCGTGAAGGCTCTCCATGTTACTACAAATATTACTTAGCTTCTAGTGCGGCAACTCTTACTTCTAACTCTTTAACGGCCTCAATTAGAACAGCCACTAAATCGCTATAGCAAATACCCATTGTTGAATTATTTATCATTTCAACAACTTCTGGTATTACCGGCTGAACATCTTGGGCGATCAACCCAACTCTTTTTGTTGGGTTGCCAATAAAGTTATAGTAAATACCAGTTAGCTGCTTAACCTTAGATAAAGCCCCAGATATTTCTAAAATATTTTCTTTCAATGCCTTATCTGATGGTCCTGGATAAGAAGTTGCACTACAATATCCACTTTGGGCGGAATTACCTGAGCTATCGCAACGCCAAGGAGTTGAAGAGCCATTCCACCATCCAAATGCAGATGTTGTGGCAGTTATATATGCGCCGCCACCAGTATAAATACTTCCAGTGCTAAATGTATTTGTTCCTGTCCAAGTATTATTCCCCCCCAATGTAGCAGGAGTAAAATTCAACTGTGTAGTTGTAATAGTTCCTGCTTGTATTTGAGTTCCGCCATTAATTGCGTTAGTTGCAATACTTCCGCCTGTAACTGAACTGCTTGCTAAATTGGTAGAACCAACCGCCCCAGTTCCAAGCTGAGTGCTGCCAACTGCGCCAGAGGCAATATTGCCACCAGTAATTGTCGAGGCATTAATCGTCCAAGATGTTCCGCCACTTGATACGGTAATCTGACCTTTATTGCCGTCGGATAGGCCGCTTGAACCAGTTGGTCCTGTTGCCCCTGTCGGCCCTACACCACCAGAAGAACCCGTAGGACCAGTGGCGCCATTTGACCCGGCAGAACCTGTCGGACCAGAACCGCCTGTCGGTCCAGTTGGGCCGTTAGGACCCGTAGGCCCACCCGATGAACCTGTGGGACCAACCGTTCCTGTTG